GCATCAAGAGTGCTGCGCTTGATAAGCGGTACAGATCCGCAATTCAAGACTGCCATCGGAGCCATTGCTTACGAGGTAGTGCCAAGCGGATACGCAACCGAAGCCAGGTACTTGCCAGTGAATTATGAATGGGCTGCTGTTGCTATTGATGTGGATGTGAATGTCAGCACCTCATCTGAGGACGGCTGCTATGATACTTGTCAAACTGGTGACATCCCACTGCCTGACTTCGAACCTTGTGAGCCTTGCCTCACCTCGGTGGCTGTGGATGGCGTGACTATCACCGGCAACGGCACACCAGCCGATCCGTTGGTTGCAATCGGTGGTGGCGGCGGTACGCCATTGCGCACGCAAGATGAGGGCGTAAACGTAAGCACCAACACCACTACATTAAACTTCACAGGCGCGGGCGTAACGGCTTCGCTAACCTCGCCGGGCGTGGTTCAGGTAAACATCCCAAGCGGTGGCGGTGTTACAAGCGTTACCGGTGTTGCTCCAATTGCCTCGAGTGGTGGCAATACGCCAGCGATAAGCATCCCACAAGCGAGCGCAAGCGTGGATGGGTATCTTGATTCTGCCGACTTCTCAACTTTTGCAGGCAAGCAAGATGCACTCACAGCAGGCACTGGCATATCTTTAGCGAGCAATATTGTAACCAACACAGCGCCTGACCAAGTGGTTAGCCTTACGGCAGGCACGGGAATAAGTACAAGCGGTACATATCCGAGCTTCACGATAGATAACACAGCACCCGACCAAATTGTAAGTATCACAGGCGGCACGGATATATCGGTTAGCGGTACTTATCCGAACTTCACGATTGACAGCACCGCAGCAACAGGAATGCAAGGCGGTCAGGCAACTGGTACTGATACCTATGCGGTAAGTATTCCGGGCGTTACTGCATACAACCTCAACGATGCATACGCGATTGGATTCACCAACGCTAATACAGGAGCATCAACGCTGAATATCAATGGTCTTGGTGCGGTTAACATTGCCAAGAATAACGTAGTGCCAATCATAGGCGGTGACATTGCGCAGAACCAGCAATTCATCGCGATTTATGACGGTACTAACTTTCAGTTGTTAGGCGTAGCGCCTAATCAAATGTTTGCGTATATCACAAATGCGGACAGCGTAACGATTAACCGAGGTCAACCAGTTTATGCCTTTGGCGCTACTGGCGACCGCATGACGGTTAAGCTTGCTAATAACACATCTGAGACAACAAGCTCGAAAACTGTTGGGCTTGTATTCAGCAATTCGATTGGTCCTAATCAAAAGGGTTACATTATAACGCAGGGCGTAATTGACGGCATAAACACTAACGCCTACGCCGCAGGTGATACGCTTTACGTTGGTAATACCGCAGGGGCTTTAACGAATGTATTACCATTAGCACCTAACCACTTAACCCGAATCGGGATAGTTGAAAGGGCTAACGCTGGCAATGGTCAGATTTATGTGTTCGTCCAAAATGGCTTCCAGCTCGATGAGCTTTCGGATGTGGACATCACAAGCGTAGCACCTGCAAACAATGATTTTCTCGTTTACACTACGGGCGCAAACAACCTTTGGAAGAACCGTTCGCTCGGCAATGTTCTCGGCGGTACGACATCGCAATATGTTCGGGGGGATGGCTCACTAAATACCTTTCCAACCATACCAGCACAATTCAACCCAAGTGCGGGAACTGGAATGAGCATAAGCGGGAGCTATCCAAACCAAACATTTACCAATACCGCGCCTGACCAGACTGTTAGCCTAACAGCAGGCAGCGGCATTGCAGTAAGTGGAACGTATCCGAGCTTTACCATTGCAAGCACTGGTGGGAGTGCGCCTGTAATTTACAAAAGCACTACCGACGGCACAGGCATTACAGGGGTTGCCTCCGAGCAGATAAGCTCAAGTCAACTTATACCAGCTAATACGTTCGCGGTTGGCGATATTATTCGTGTAACGTGGCGGGTAACGAAAACAGGAACGGCATCGAATATAACGTGCAAGCTATATGTAAATACTTCAGCATCTTTAGTTGGCGCAATTCAGTTGGGTATTATCACACCGGGCTTTACAAACTCAAATAGCAACGGATTTCAAAGGCATTTAGCGATTAAAGCCTCCAATAATACTCAAGTCACTGCTTCATCAAGTAATACCTTCACAGACTTCAACACATTGACTTCATTTTCGACCTCAAATATTGATTGGACGGTAAATCAATACATAATATTCATGACACAGCTACAAACAGCAACAGCTGATGTGGTAAGGACTTCATTTTACTTAATCGAAAAATTATGACAAACATCAACATAACAGCCGAGGTTGCTACCTTTTACAGCACGGTTTCAAACTCTGAAATAACAGCCGAACTATACGAGCCAAAGTGGACAAAGAATGATGACAATTCGTTTGCGCTAAATACCGACCAAGGTATTTACTGCATAACCATTGCTGATTATTCGTTTAATGGCTCAACTTATTCGAGTGTTGACGATGCGATTACCTATCTAAATTCTTTGTAACTTTGTAAAAAACTAAAACTATGGCAGGCGTAAAAGTTACCGACCTAACATCGACCAGCACGGCAGCGGTTGACGATATTATGTACATCGTGGATACAAGCTCCAACACATCTAAGCAAATCGAGGTGCAAAACATCTACTCAGGGATGCCGCAGTTTGAGAGTGGTAGTTACACGCCAGTAGTGTCGAATGAGACTTACAGCGAGGTTGTAACGCCTTACGTAAGCTTTTACACAAAGGTTGACAATATTGTTAATGTATCAATCCGCTTAGATGTTCAGCTCGATGCAGCCCAAACAGATGCGGCATTTGAATTAAGCTTGCCAGTTGCTACTACATTTTCAGGACCAAGACAAGTTAATGGTTCAATCACGTTCGATACAAATATTGGTAACGTAACTGCTTTGGGATTAAACTCAATTCCATCGGGCAGCACAATTCAAATTAATATTACATCTAACACCGCTGGCGATTTGTTTTCGTATGTCTTTGTAACCGCACAATACTTAGTCATCTAATGCGCTCCACCTCGCTTCTCGGTCTCAACCTGATTAAGAAGTGGGAAGGCTTACGCCTGAGCGCCTACCTCTGCGCAGCTGCCGTGCCGACAATCGGCTACGGAAGCACTCGCTACCCCAACGGCAAAAAGGTTATGCTCGGGGAGAAGCTAACAGGCGAAAAGGAAGCAACGCAATTACTACTCGCAACCCTTGAGCCGTTCGAAGCGGCAGTCAATAAGCACCTACCTAACCTCAATCAATGCCAGTTCGATGCGCTTGTGGCTTTCAGCTACAACGTGGGGACTGGTGCTTTGGTGAAGTCCACGCTGCTAAAAAAAGCAAAAGCCAATCCAGCAGACCCGAGCATTCTCGATGAGTTCCTACGCTGGAACAAGGCAGGCGGAAAAGTGCTTACAGGACTGACCAATCGCCGCCGAGAAGAGGCAAATCTCTATTTCTCACTTTGTAACTTTTAGCCCTACGTTGCCCAAACGTGGGTAAGGTTTTGGCGTATATTCACATATGAGGAAAAGGGCTACTAAACCAAGGCGAATACTCGATGTGATTGTCAAGCACTGGCGAAGCACAATCGGTTCGCTTATGATTTTAGTATCTATATTTTTGCTCATATTCAAAGTGATAACAGCCGAGACATTAACAGCCATAATTGCAGCACTAATAGCCGCAGGATATATACCCAAAGCAAAGAGCGATGCAGCAGATTCGTAGAGATACAGTAAAGATTGCGAGGCATAACAAGATTAACCTCGATACAATGAGTTGGGAGGCGGCTCATGCCGATACCTCTTTTGCGCAAACCAACCGCGAAAGCTTTCAGGCGGTTATGAAGCAGCCCAAGCCGGTGCGTGAGCTCACAGCATTCGACACAATTCAGCCGTGTGATGTATCTTTGTACCCAGCAGCCACGTATTACATCCCCAAAAGTCAGCTTGTAAGAAATGAGCCGCAAAGTGAATCGCCTATGAATTACGATATACTCGCCAACGGAATTGTGCTTACCTTCACAATGCTATTGACTGTTAAATATGCGCTGAATTGCGTGCCTGCTTGGAGTGCATTGATACAAGATTTGCGCAAAGTTTAGTACCTTTGCCTTATGGCATCCCTGCACATCCTTGAGTCATCCATTGACCTCTTCTATGTGATAACCGACAAGGACGGCAAGATTGTCACCTCCAATGATTTATTCAGAGAGTACAGCAGCCACATCAAGCCGAACAATATCTTAGACATTGCGGCTCAGGATAGTGACCGGGATGAGCTGATTAATGCCATCAAGAAGGCCCAAAGCAAGTCACCCGATCCAGTGCGGACCTATGCCAAGACTAAGCAGAAGATGGCATCGGAGCGGTATAACATGTGGAATGTTTACTCCATTGTTGACATGCTGCACTTCATCGGGATCCAACTTGTCGATGTGACTTCCATCAGCAGCCATGAATATGAACGGCAGAAGATATTGCTTGAAGAGTTTCGATTTACCTTATCGCATGAGCTACGCCAGCCATTGACATCCATCGGTGGCTTGGTGAAGATGCTTAATGACCATACCTGGGCAACAGATCAGGAGCGTGATGGTGTGATGCAGATGCTTTCGGATAGCGTGGATAAGCTCGACAATTCAATTCGATTGTTAGTCAAGAAAGCAACCAGGCA